AACCTGACGATGCTTTTCGACTTCTGGCGCGGCCCGTAGGTCAAAAGCTCCTGGTAGAGCTCGCGGTCGTCTTCGCATTTCTGCTTCAAATAGGGCAGCGCATAGAGGCGCTTCTCCGTGGCCTTGTATGCGTCCTTCGGGGCCTGCTGCGCTGCGCGGACGGCTGCGTTCACGCTCTTTTTTATGATCTCCTCGATGCTGGGCTTCTTTTCTGCCACGGGGCTTCACCTCCTGCGGTTTCTGATAAAGGGACAATGTACTCCAAGCCAGATAGGGGGCTGCGCGTTTCCTATGACGCTGAACCATAGCCGGCCGGTAAAGAGCAGCTTGACGCGCTCCCAGAACGTGAGCCGCCAGCAAGAAATTACCTGTCCCTCTCCACGGAAGGCAGGCAGCGGGTCGCAACGCTCCTCCATGCCCTCCGGCGGGTTGAATATGATATTCTGTTCCGGGAACGACGTCGGTGTCATGCTGCCGCCCTCCCTTACTTGTGCTGGGCTTCCATCAGCTCGGAGAGCCTGTCCCGTGCGCGGGTCAGGACGTCAATCTGATGGCAGGCCCGTTTCTGCGCTGCGGGGATTAAGCCCTTGCCTCCGGGCAGAACGCGGCCGACGATGCCGCTGGTGGTGGTGTCCATGTTCGCAGTCTTGTCGGCCTCGTTGATGAGGCTCTGTAAATCCGCAAGAAGCTGAACATCGGTTTTGAAATTACTCATGCCTTCCTCCTCAATCTGCTTCGTTGATGTTGACTGCGATGCACTCTGTCCAGCCGAGGCCTCGATACTTCTCGAGCCATTCCTCGTTGGTGTTGTGCTCCTCGCACCAGTCCCAGCCCACAACCTCGGTGAGCGTATTCTCGACCTCGCCCATGTCGCTGTCGTCGAAAAAGAAGATGTGTTCCTCGCCGCAGATGTATTTCGTCACTTCTGCGGCGCCCCACGAGCCCTTCCAGCGAGCGCAGCTATCGTCACAGACGATTTCGCTCGCCACCATCGGAACGACCGGGAGTGTCGGGTTCTGCTCGATAAGCGCAAGCAGCTCTTTAATTTTCTGCGTCTGGTAATCCATGTTTCCCTCCTATGCCTTCCAGAAAAAGCAGTACGCCCGGGCCGCCGAAGCGGACGCGGAAGGTCTCTACTTCCTGGGGTGTTATGTACTTGTGGCCGAAACGGCCTTTCATGTTCTGCCAAACATTCCAGGGCACCCGAAAAAAGTCCATCGGCCCGAAGGAACAGAGGACGAAGGCGATACCTCCGAGGGCCGCGCATCGCTGCAGGCGCTCCGCCTGGTCTTCGGTAACGCGGCTCTGCTCCATTCTTCCGGTGTCTGTGTGCTTGGCCTCGAAGTTGATGGCGCGGCCGCCGGCGAGGAGGCCCTTGTAGTCCGCCTGTGCCGCCTTCGTGTAGACCGCGAGAAACTTTCCCCCGCCCATGTCCTTGATAGGGCGCATGGGCTCCGGCGTCTTCTCAATGTCTGCGGCACCTTTTACGCGGTAATAATTGCATCCGGCGTCTATGATCTCCTCAAAATGCAGCCCGTTGGCCCGGCTTATCGAGCCTTGATGCTGGCGTCTGGCAGCGTCGCGGCCCTGGCTGTTCTGCCACATAGGCATCCCTCCTAAAAACCTTATTTTATTGGCTTAATATTTGTAGTTTCATGTGAAACTTCAACATTTCCACAACATTTTGCACACTTTATGACGACGAGGCGCCGGCGGCGCCGCTGCGCAATAAGTTCTTCTTGCGCGAGGTACTTCTTCGGAAAACGCTGGCGGCTGCACTCCGTCCTATAATTGCTTCTCTTACGGTAATCCCCGTCAAAGCCTCGGCACTCGTCGCAGAAATAGCAGATGTCTTCGACGTTCTCTACCTCGCCTGGCGTTAAATACCAGCTTTCCAGCTCGCAGTTGTAGAGGCAGTGATTGCATTTGCATCCGTAGCAGTTCATAGCGTACTGCTCACGGGCGGTGTGCAATACTTGTCGATGGTATCTTTCATGGCTCCAGCGATAACCTCGGCCATGATGCGGGCGGTATTGTGCTCGCTGGCTTTTGCGGCCTCCTGGATGGCTGCCGGGATTTCCTCTGGCTCGTGGCCGGTGTCCTCGTATGCGGTGAGCCTTTCATACATAGCCAGCTCCCAGCATTCCCCACTGTTCTTTTTGCAGATAGGCAAGTCTGCCATATAGCAGAGAGAACAAGGCGTGAGCTCTTTCCCATCTGGGCCCTTTTGCCTGGTCAGTCGTTCCATGTCAGCCTCCGCCTTCCTCGGTGAGGAAGCCCATTTCATAGGCCATCTGCCGGATCTTCCGGATAGTCGCATCGCTGATGCGGTTGCCGCTGTCCGTTCTGACGGCAAGGCTGTCAACAAAATGCCTGATCGCGTCCTCGGTCTTCTTGGGCGCCGCTGCGGCAGCTGCGGCCTTCTGCTCTAAGCCGTCGATGTACGAGCAAATCTGAGCATCGGTCATTTTCCGGATGCGCGTCGCGCGGTCGTGCTGATCTCGCTCGTCGTCCGTTCTTCGGCAATTCCGTTTCATCGCTCCTTCACCTCCAAACTCTCAATGCAGTCCAGCGCTTCGCCCAAGGCGTCTTTGGCGGCCTGGATAGTGTCGGCGGCGAGCCGGTACTTTCTGTGCAGGCTGTCCAAAAGATACTGCTCGAAGCTCCCGTCTTCCACTTCAACGAGAAATGCTTTATGGCTGGGGCTGTTCGTGCTGTTATACTTTTCGATTTGCTCCTTGAGGTATTCCGGCGTCCAGTCCTTCGGTACGTTGTGATGGCTCGTGATCTTGCCTTCCTGATTGCGGTAATAAACAAGCTGCATTTACTTTCCCTCCTTCCAGTATTCAACAAAATGGGTATATGCGTTGCTGCTTCCGCGCTTCTCGCGGCCCCAGCGGACGGTGTAGCCGTTCTGTGCAAGAATTGCTACGAGCACCTTGCGGTCTTCCTCTTTGGCGCAGTCGATTTTGTGACGCTCATTCATGCTGCTGTCCTCCGTCCATCTTTGCACCGCATTTGCCGCAGAAATTGTGCCAACGGGAGCAGAGAACAGCGCCGCATACCGGGCAATGGTCGTATGGGATGTCCGCCTGTGCCATCTTTTTGCGGTAAAGATTAGAGCCATCCGCTGCAAATACCCCGATTTCTTCGTGGTATCCGGTCAGCATGACTGTGCGGATTTTTGTTATGGGCTTCCCGTGCTCTACCTCCGCAACGTCGGCGGCGGGCGCGTCACTTGCTTCTCGAAGTACCCGCGCGGCTTCTAAGTAGGGGATTGTTTTACTGTCGGCTGAAAACGCATCGCGCGTGTAACTTGCGCCGTGGTATCTTTTGGTGTTTTCGATTGCCCTTGCTCCTGCATTCATTGCCAGTATCAGGGCTTCGGTTCGTTCGATATAATCGGCCATCATTCGCCCCCCTAAACACTTTCAAATCGGTTCGGGCAGCTCACGTTATTGCAAAAACGCTCCGTGCCAATTACCCGTAGTCGCTGCCCGCAGTATTGGCAGAAATCTCCGGCTTGCCTTGGCGGCCTGTCGTCTGCGTGTGTCCCGCCATATCTCATTCTGTTTATCATGCAAACAACGCTCCCGGGCTCTGCGGCAGCCATACAGTACGCTTTTGCATAGCAGTCATAGCAATTCATCTTGCCCTCCTGTTTTCGGCTTGTAATTCAACCAAACTGTTTCCATCCTGGCCGCTCCGCCCTCGGCTTGTGCCTTCCGGTGCAGTTTCGTCCATCCCTGCAGGTGAATGTTATATAGATCGTTGTCGTAGCCTGATAGAATGACCGGCCCTGGATGCTCCTTCAATGCGTCAAGAAGCTCAATGTGCTGAGCGTCTTCCGTCATTTCCACGATGTATTGCTTTCCTTTTCGTGTGGATAGAACATAAGGCGGGTCAGCGTAAATCAGAACGTCGTGGTGGTGAAATCGCTTAATGACCTCAACAGCGGGAGCTTGTTCAATTTGGGCCGACTTCAAGCGTTCCGCAGCATTTGCTATCCATTCGGGAAGCTGCCTCCAATAGCGTACATCATAGGCGTACTCCCGGCCGGCCCTGTCATTTTTCCAGCCGCCTTTGTAAACGACGGTGCTTCCGTGGGCCTGCCAATATCGCACAAGTGTCAGTCGGGCTGCTTCGATGCCGTCCGGCCGGATTTGGCCGCCCTCTTTGAAATGCCGCCATGCCTGTTCATACTCGCCCCGGCTATACGGGGTGGTAGCCACGGCCCGCATCAGCTCCTCCGGCTGTTCTCGGATGCAGCGGAATAGGTTGACGATCTCGCCGTCCAAGTCGTTGATGGTCTCAATGCGGCTCGGTGGCTTTTTGAAGAATACAGCCCCACTTCCGAAAAATGGCTCCAAATAGCTTTTGTGTGGAGGCATGAGTGAAATTATCCATTCTGCCATTCGCCACTTGCTTCCTGGGTATTTCAGTGTAGGGTGTGGCGTTTTTCTTGGCGTAAGTGTAGTCGCGCTTGTGGTAATGGTAGGGAATTTCTCTATGGCTTCCCGTGCCGCACGGAATCCGGCCATCCAATACTTTCCACATTCATCAGAGAACTCGCATTCACGGCTTTTGAGGTAAGCTACGGCCTTTCCTTTCTCAATAAGCTCAGGCATTTGGGGCCTCCTCATTCTTCGGCGCTTCCGCCTTTTCTACCTGGGCTTTCATGTTCTGGAGCATAGTCTTTATGAGCTCTGCAGCGTCCGCCAGTCGGTCGAGGTCTTTCGCTCCGCAACTCCAGCGGGCCGTAAGCGTGACGGTTGGGGCACCAATATCGGAATAGAAGAAGCAGGCGTCTACGCTATCGAGATACAAATAGCTGTTTTTCCTGGGAGTGTTCTTGCGGCCGCCGAACCAGGTCATAACTCGTTCGGCCATTGTGCCGGGAGGCGGCTCGCTGACGATATGACCGTCCATGCCGGATGCCCGCGCTGCGTCGTGCAGCATGACGATTTGTTGGTCTTTTGTGAAATTCATCAGCGGTGGCCCTCCTCCGGCCATACCATTCCTTCGGGGTGTTCACGAAGAAGGTTGTCCCCGTAGACCTTCTTGAGGTTATCTTTCATAAAAACAGGGACGCCGGCGCTCTGGGCGTCATTTACGATTGCCTGCACCCATTCCGGTCGCGGCTGGCGGAATTTGCTTCCCGGGCCTGTCATGGCCCCGATGATTACCCATCCCACCTTTTTCACCGCGTCGGCTCCAACCTCCTCGAAGGGCTTGAGCAGCGGCTCAATGCTGACATAGGTGTTGTGCTTTTTGCTCCACCAGAACGGTTCGTCCGGCCCCGTGACCGTCGAGCCATACCAGAAGTTATCTTCCTGGGGCAGCTTTCCGGCGGCCGCGAGCTCCTGGTATCGCTGCGGGTTCTTCGTGAGGAACAGATAGGTGTGCTGCGGCGCCTTCAAGCACTCGGAAAACACCTCGTAAATCCACGCGGCCGGTACCCACGCGCCGAAAAGGTCTCCCATGCTGCTGACGAACACCCTGGAAGGGATGCGGCGCTTTGTAGGATAATCCATCGCATAGCCGTGGAAGGTCGGCGCAAATCCCTTGGGGTATGGGGTGCTTCTGAGGTAATTTACATTCTCGTCGTAGAGCTTCGAGGGCTCGTCGATGATAAAGCATCCGGAGCCTTTCGGAAGGAACTCCAGCGGTTCCGGGAGTACCATTTCGCAGGCGTGGGGCTCAAATCTGGCGATGAAGCGTTTGGCATAGCAGTAGTCGCAGCCATGCAGGCAGCCTGTGACGGGGTTCCAGGTGTGCGTACACCAATCAATCTTGCTTTTGTGGAGGTTCATAGGTTATTTTCCTTTCTGCGTTCAAACGCTTTTTACAGACAGGATGCGGAGAATGAAGCAAGGCTTTCCGGGTTCGGCGCCCCACTCCGGACGGCCTTCTCCGTGCTGGAGAACTGCCGTGATCTCCATTGTGTCGGCGGCCGCGTTATATCCGTTGCGAAGTCTCAAGACGGACGCTTTCTGCCTTACGGGGTCGGCAAGGGCCTCCGGTGAAAGGTCAAACAGCTTCTCAAATCGGGAGCGGTAATAGGGGTTGTCTTCGCGGTATTCCTCGCGCTTCTGCCCGCAGAGTATCATGTCATACCATTGGCGTTTTATCGGTAATGTCAGCATCGCGGCTGTCCTCCTGTTCTGTTTCCGGGTCTTCCGCCGGCCGGAGGCCGTCGGAGAAAAAACTATACTGATTTTGGGCTTCTTCCTCACGGTCGGCCTGCTCCCTCCGCACTTTGCGAAGGCAGCACGGGCCGTAGCCGTCTCGGATGCCCTGGGAACTCGTAAGCAGGCCGCCGCAACGCTTGCAGCGCCGGGCCGGTATGGTAAAGACTTCGTTTTCGTTGTAGACCATTGGCTCGCCTCCGTTCCCTGGTCTCTTGGCGTTCATTATTTCCTGCCGGGCGCAGGCGGGCAGAACTTGACCGTTCTGCACTTGGGGCAGCAAATGAAGCCGTCGAATTTGATAATTTTGACGATGCTGGGGTCGAACGAAATGTTATAGGCGATTGTTTCGGGCTCACCGATATACCCGCAATCACACTGGAAGGGATACGCGATCTCGCGGCCGCAGTGGGCGCAGTAGTCGAGGCCGTTCTCAAAGGGCCCGTCTGCCTCCAACTTGACGATATGGCCGCAGGCCTCGCACTGATAGACGTTGTGCTCCTCGTCGATACGCTTGTAATTACACTTTTCCATTTTTGCGTTCCTCCTTTGTTTTTTTGACCTGGCCGCAGCGTTCCGGGCCGTTCTGGCACGGGTTGCGGCACTCTTTTCGTTCCTGGCACTCCGCGCAGCAATAGCTTCCGTGCCTTTTATCGCAGTTGAAAATGCTACACATTGTCACGGCGATACCTCCAGCACCTCGCTCCAGCGGTTATAGGCGTCCATGACCTTCCGTGTGTAGTCCGTGGAATAGACGCCCTGGCTCCACAGCTTTTGGGCGCCGCTGGGCCCGCAGTTATAGGCCATCAATGCGAGCCCGATGTCTCCGTAGGTCTCGATATAGCTGCCAATCATGTAGATGCCGGCGCCGATGTTCCCGTCGTAGGTCGTAACGTCGAAGCCCTCTTTGAGGAGCCAGTCGTGATTGCACTTGTTGATTTGCATGAGGCCGTAGTCGCTGGTGCTGCTCACCGCGTCCGCGTCGAAGTGGGTCTCTATCTCCGCCATAGCAATACCGAGGGCGTAGGGGACACCGTACTGCTCGCAGTAGTCTTGCATGATCTCCTGGAGGTCGTAGGCGAGCAGCCGGCCTTCGCTTACAATGTCGTCACGGTACTTGGGGCGCTCTGGCTCGGTTTCCTCGGGCGTTTCGGGCTCCTCCGGTACGAGCTCCCGCAGAGGAATGTATGTAGCTGTGGGGGCGTCGGACGTAGCCGGCGTCGGGGTGGTGCGCACAAAGGTCGTTTCTGAGGGCTCGCCTTCGCCGTTGAAGGCTCCAGAAGCGAGGACGATGATTGTCGTTGCTGAGAGAATGAAAAGGGTGGCGATAAGCATAAATATTCGTTTCAAAAGGTCTCCTTTCTCACCATCCGGCTCGCTTTGCCTCGTAGTCATAGGCTTCGTCCAGATTGGTAATTCCGCGTTCATGCAGCTTCCTCATAACGCCGTCGATGTAATTCCAGTTGATTTTGCCGGCGCGGCTGGCCTGTTCAAAAGCGTAGGCGAGAAGCTGTTTCCGTTCTATTGGGAATGTGATGGTCGCATCGGCGCCGGTTCCGGTGCTCTGTCGTAGGTACTCAAATATCCGCTGTTCGTCTCTTGGCGTCGGCCGCATATCTGGTGCATAGGCGCCGAAAAGCTCGCCGGTGATCTTCTTGAGCTCGGCGCCTACGGCGTCCGTCCAGCCAAAATAGCGGGTAAGCTCTTGCACGTCTTCGGAGTATTCTTCGATGCCCTCGGCCAGTGGGATATTGTATATGTTTCGCTGTCCGGCCTCCTGGGCCTCAATCGTGGTGACGGGAATGAGCTTGTAGCGGTTCGGCTTGCACTTCACGCCGCGTTCAAAACAAAGGTAACCGCCCTCTATGAGTTGATCGCGGGCCGTTCTTGCTGTCCCTACTGAGCCATTCAGTAGGGAAGCAAGACGCTCATTGTCGATGGAGAACCATTCCGGCCAGTACAAACGGTTTGCGAATTGCATCAGCTTATACCATAGGAGCTGCGCCGTCGTAGGAAGGGGGTGCCCCCGCATCCTTCGCTCGAAGGCGTTAATCTCCAAGAGATAATTCAATCGGCGGCACCTCCTTCCTTACGCTGGTGCCGGTGCTTCGGCTTATTCCATGCTCACCGCAGAACCGTTCTCTCCGGCGGAAACAGTGATATTCTGGGAAAATCTTGCCTTCATGGTCGGGTCGTGGCTGATTGCCAGAATACGCATCCCGGGGTTTCTGGCGGCCATGTTGGTGAGCGCATCGGCGTAGGCCTCTGTACCATCCGCATCAAGGAAGGGCGGCTCGTCGATAAACAGCATTCCAAGCTGGACGCCGGCGCGGCGGGCTTTTACGTCCGCGAGGCCCAGCGTGACCGCAAGAGCGATTTTCACCTTCTCGCCGCCGCTGTGGGAGAGATACGGGCGGTTCGTTCCGGCGATACTGGAAATCCAGACCTCCAAGCTGTTCACGATCTGTTTCGTGCTTCGCTGCTCCTTCTCCGTGCGGATGTCTACGGCCATACGGCCGCCGGTCATGGCTGCGAGGATGTCGTTGCTGCGGTGCATAATTTCGGGGACGACACCACGAATAATCATGTACTGGATGCCGTCGAGCCCAAAGGCGGCGGCCAGCGTAGTGTAGTCGTCCAGCACCTTCGCCGTCGCTGCGACGTCCTTCCGCAGCTCTGCCGTCTGTGCTTCGGCTTCCGCGATGCTTTCCAACTTCGCTTTGATGGCGCCGCGCTGGGTCGCCAGGTCATTGATGGTCGCCCGGTGGGTGTCTCTGATCGCCTTGAGGCCGGGGAGCTGATTATCCTTGGCGGGGAGCCTCGCCAAAAGGTCGGCCGCGCTGCTCGCTGCTTCGGTCTGCTTCGCCGCAAGGTCGGTGATGTCGCGCTCGAGCTCTGCCAGGTGGGCCTCAAGCGCCGTAGCGGTTGCCTCTGCTGCAAGGCAGTCCGGCAACTGCGCCGCGATGGCTTCTGTACTGAGAATGAGCATACGCAGATTGTTGGCTCGCTGGACGTCACCTTGGAGGCCGTTGATCTCGGAAAGATAGGCGGCGGCTTCCTTCGTGGCGGCGGCCTCACGTTCCTGGGCTTCCGCGATTTCTCTGACGGTCTCCGAGAGGCGGGCATCGTATGCCGCCAGCTTCGGGAGATTGTCGGCCAGTTTGCGGAGGCGCTGCTCCTCGGCGTCGAGCTCCACAAGTTCTTCGCCGGGGTTGCCAGAGGCTTGATATGCCTCGCGGGCGGCGTCCGCTTTTTTCAACAGCGCGTCGTACTCTGCTCGATGCTGCTGCTTCAACGTCTCGATTTCCTCTGTGAGAGGGGCAATTTTACGCTGCGCCTCAACCGCATCAGCAAGGAAGCGGCAGGAGGCCTCGCCAACATTGGGGCATCCGCTGTCCGTGAGCTTTTGCGCGAGCCGCATGGCTTCATCAAGCGCACTTTGCTTCCCGACGATGATGCTCTTTGCATCGCTCGCGTAGGCCCGGGCGTCATAGGTCGCTTCGTGGAAGGCTCGCGCAAGGTCGCTTTGCTTCTGGAGCCGGGCTTTCGCGTCTGCCTGCTTCGGGGCCAGTTCTGCGATGGCTGCCACCGCAGCCTCGATTTCGGGCCTCTGCGCCACGATTTTCTCAAGGGTGTCTCTTGTAGCCGTAAGCTCGCGGAGGCATCCTGCGGCATCCTGGGCGGCCTTCTGGCTATTCTCGCGGGCCTGCTGGAGAGAACGCAGTCTTTCTTCCTTCGGGGCCAGCGTTTCAAGCTCTGCACGGTAGGCTTTCAGCTCGTCGGCGGCCTGCTGGGCGGCTGCCTTCTGTGACGCCTTCTTCTGCGCCAAGAGCAAGTCATTCGCCAAACTGGCTTTATAGACGGTCTTCTCGTTTATCTGGCGCTCATAGTCTTTGACCTGGGCCTCTTTTTCGGCCGCCTGCTTTTCAAGCTCTGCCCGCATGGCGTCCGCCTGCTCTGCAGTAGAGATCGCCTTTTCCGTAGCGGAAAGAGCGTCGGAGAGTTCGGCGGTCTTCTGCATGAGGGCTTCGTCTTCTTCCATGAGACTGTCTTTCTGCCCGATTTGCTCGCCGAGGACATTGATGCGCTCGCGGGTCGCGGCGATCTTGCGGCGCTGCTCCGTAGCGTTGGCTTTTGCAAGCTCCTCCATGCGGCCGTAAATATCCAGCCCGAGAAGGGCGCTCAAGACCTCCATGCGGCGGTCGCTGTCTGCCTCCAGAAACAGGCCGTAGGCGTCCTGGCGGATAAGGGCGATGGAGCAGAATGTGTTGCAGTCCATCCCGAGCAGGCCGATGATCTTCTTCTGCGTAAGCGGCATGGTCGTATCGCTCGCGTCGTCCCAAGCATCCGTATCCGGGTTGAACCGCTGGAGCGAAAGGGTTCCGCGTCCGCTTTTCGTGCGCGTTCTGATAACGCGGTATTTCTGGCCGCCGAGGGCGAAGGTGAAGGTAATGGCGCCGCTCTTTGTGCCATCGCGCACCCAGCCGCCGACGTCTTCTTTTCGGGTCTGCTCATAAAGGCAGTCGGCAATCGCGTCCATAAAGAGGCTGCTCTTTCCGACGCCATTCTGGCCGTTGACCATCGCCATGTGTACGGGGTCGAAGTCAAAGGCGGCTTCCGTATAGCTACGGTAGTTCTTTACTTCGATGGTAAGCGGCGTGAAGGAGCCGGTATGCTTTCCGGCGTCGCGGCCATCGTCGGCCTGCTTGATGATGGGCGCGGCCAGTTCCATAAGCCGGGCTTTATCGGTCTTGGGGATTTCTGCTTTGTCCAGCCAACGGGAAAGGCATTCGACCGGGCCGTCTGTTTCGTTGATGGGCTCCTTCGCGCCCAGCTCCTCGATTTCTTCCGGGAGGATTTCGGCAACGTAAAAAGCGCCGGCCGCAAGAAGCGCCTTCTGATATTCCGCACGGTTAAATGCTTTGTCCTGGTCGCTGTCACAGTCGTAGCGTACTCGCACGATTGCGTCCTTGATGGCCTGATACTGATGATTGAGCTCGCCGCTGTGAATGAACGCGGCAACGTCCTCCGGGCCGATGTGGAGTGTGTAGTGCTTTCTTTCGGGCGTGTTGACGAAGTGCGTCGCAACAGCCGTGCCAGGTAGCCCAACCGGCGAAGTGAAAATATCGTGGTAATAAAAGCCGTGCTCCGTGCCTTCGTCGTTGAAATTGAGCTGATTGGGAGAGCCGCAGTAATAGGCCGGCGTGTTAGAGACAAGGCGCTGCGGGTGGTGGATGTGGCCGAAACAGGCCAGGTCTACGCCGGTGGCGTCGATGGTGGCGGGAAGGATTACAACGTCCTGGCCGGCCAGGAATGTGCTGCCGTTATCAGCTTCGGCACCGCTGACCGTATAGTGGGCGACCAGAATAGACGGTATCGCCCTGTCGAGCTGCGTTGCCAGCCCCAGCACCACGTCGTTTATGAGCGCGGTCGCGTTTCGGTTCTCGGTTTCCTTATCAATGCCGGGGCAGAAGGTGCGGAGCCGGCCCTTATCAAAGCCGGGGACGCCCATGATCTGGACGGGGCCTCCGGTGGTCTGCAACGTCAGCACCTTCGGTGCCGTGATGATATGGAGGTTCCTGGCGTCCTTCGTAAGCTCCGCCAAAAGCTCGAAGGCGCGGGGGTTATCGTGATTTTCTGTTCCGAACAGCAGCACTACCGCGCTGCTTGCTTCGCAAAGGGGCCGGATAAAATGCGTCACCGCGTCGTTCACGTCCTCAAGGGCCGTATCAGCCCATACGCGAGAGCGGTTAAAAA